GCACTCCATTGAAACGTTCGGCTGCGTGCAGGCAATCGTGTGGAATAAGCGAACCGGTAATGTAGTTGGCGGACACCAGACGTTAAAGGTGCTCAAAGACATTGGGCGCACTGAAGCGGAAGTCAGCGTGGTAGACCTTGACGACGAGCACGAAAAGGCGCTCAATATCGCGCTGAACAAGATTTCAGGAAGTTGGGACAATGACAAGTTGGACGCTTTGCTGACCGAATTGGCCGCAGATGCGGACTTTGATATGGAACTGACCGGGTTTGACCCGGACGAAATTGACGCGCTGGGAGAAGAATTGGGAGAGGAGGCGGCAGGGATTATGAGTAAGTTATCCGATAATGTAGCAGGGACGCTTGCAGATACATTCCTTGTGCCGCCTTTCTCTGTGTTGGATGCCCGACAAGGGTACTGGCAGGACCGGAAAAAGCATTGGCTTGACCTTGGGCTGAAGAGCGAAGCCGGGCGCGGAGAAAATCTGACATTTGCGAAGTCTCTGCAGATGGGTAAGAACGATAACGGCACCAGCGTGTTTGACCCAGTACTTTGCGAAATCATGTACAGGTGGTTTAATGTGCCGGGCGGGCTGGTATTTGACCCGTTTGCGGGCGGATCTGTGCGCGGCATTGTCGCGAACGTGTCAAAAATGCCGTATGTCGGCATAGACCTGCGGCTGGAACAGATAGAATCCAACATCCAAAACGCAAAAGAACTGGGGATAGAGGATGGAAGCCTGAAATGGTATGCGGACGATTCAAAGAACATGGACAAGTACTTAGAGGACGGCACAGCGGATTTCCTCCTTACCTGTCCGCCGTACTTTGATCTCGAAGTGTACAGCGACAGCCCGAATGACATCAGCAACATGGACTATGCCGGCTTTACGGCAGCTTATTCGGAAATTATCGGGAAAGCAGCAGGGAAGCTCAAAGAGAACCGGTTTGCAGTCGTTGTCCTCTCGGATGTGCGCGAGAATTATGGATTTTACCGCGATTTGACCGGATTGACAAAGCGAGTAATGGCAGGGCGTGGCCTTGGCTTGTACAATGACATTATCCTGCTGAATCAGATTGGCTCAGGAGCCTGCCGCGTTCGCCGGAACATGGTCATGCGGAAAGTAGTAAGGACGCACCAGAACGTGATGGTATTTTATAAGGGCGACCCAAAGGGCGTCAAAGACCATTTCCCGGAGTTACAGGAGATTGACGATGAAAAGGTGGCAGATATTGTGGGGAGCAATCCGGAATAGTTTGGGAGAGTTTCACCTTGAGCTGCACCGCGCAGCACCGTAATATTGAGAAAAACGGAGAGGGCGATACAGTATGACGGATGAAATCAGATTGCTTAGGGAGCAGGCCGAATGTGCGAAGATTGGTTACTTATCCGGCGGAATAAGCCGGGATGAAGCCGCAGAGCGCATAAAGCCATACGCTGCCGCCTTTAACGAAAAGTCAAAGGAATTGGCAGCAAAACATCACATGAGGCCGCAGAAGTTTTCACTGACCGCATTTTTGAGATAACCAGGAAGCCGCGGGGCAAATCGTCACAGCGGCTTTTTATATGCCGCAGACAGCCAAACACTGGAAGCGGCCTAAAAACTTAATAGCCCTACCCATCAAACCCGCAAGTCCGCGTCAAAACGGAAACTGCGGGTTTCTGCATGTCGCTCTGCAGGTGCAGGAGCCGAGAGCGGCCAATCAATCCTCCATGAAATTGGCAGCTGCGAACAGTGCAGGAAAAGCAAAATCCCGCCGGTAGCGAAAGCAAAAGCGGGATTTTTTATATGAGGTATTGCAGCGCAGGAGCGCACGGCTAAGGGGTGCGAAGCCCGAAATACTTCTCCATCAAATCAAGTTCAAGGGAGGCGAATTGAATGCCTTACTGCATTCGCAACGGAAAATGCGAGTATTGCGACCGCATCAGATACGGCGCGGATTTTTGCTTCTTCCCGCAAGGCTGCTGCCCGTTTGATATACTGGGGCATCCTCCGGAGGACATGGTGAAATACCGCCGGGAGTTGGCAGTAAATATCGCAGTCTTAGAAAGCAGGACTTTTATTACAGATATGGAAAATATAAGGCTTGCGGAGTTGAGAGCGGCGCTTGCATCCAGCTATCAGAAAAAATAAGCGGAAATTTAATTGAAATCCTTGGAGGTGGTGATATGCGGTGAACAAGAACTCTCCGGAATACGAGGAGGCATACAAAGATTGGAGAGCCGGCCTTAAATACAAGGAGATTGCAGAAAAATACGGTGTATCACTTAGCGCTGTAAAGTCGTGGGCAACACGTGACTGGAAGCTGCGCGGTAGTAAGCCGAAAAAGAAAAAGGTTGCAACCGGAAAGCATGGCGAAGTTGCAACCGAAAAGTCGAGAGTCGCAACCGGCAAAGTCCGGCGACGCAGCCGCGTTGGTGAAGCAGGTGCACCGTTCGGTAGCCAGAACCACTTGAAGCATGGGCTGTACTCCAAGCTGTATCAGGATGTTCTTTCAGAGGAAGAAAAGGCCATGATTCAGGACATGGATTTCTCTAACGAGGAAGCACAGTTGGAAGAGCAGATTGCAATGCTGGCTATCCGTGAGTACCGTCTGATGAAAGACCTTGAACGTATGCGTGCAACTGGAAATCCGGATTCTAATAAACCAGGCATGATAGTAGACTCTGTTATTCGAAATGAGTATAAGAGAGAACCGTGGAGTAAAGCAAATCCAGCAATAGAACCATCTGAAAAGGAAAAGAAAAACGGACATTCTTACCATCTGACTACTTCCGCTGTGAACTCGTCTGAAATCATCGTGAAATTTGAAGCAGAGCTGACTCGAGTGCAGAAGCAGAAAGCCAAGTGCATTGAGCAGCTTGCCAAAATCCGTGACGATAAAGCCCGCTGTGCGAGAGAGGAAGAAGAAGCACAGCGGAAACGGGATGCTGCCGCAGAGGGCAAGCCGGACAATAATGCGCCGGTTGTACAGATTGTTTTGCCGGATAATGGCAGAGATAAGGGAGGTGGTTAATATGCCAGAGATAATAGGACCGCAACCGGGACCGCAGGAGCGCTTTCTAGCGTCACCCGCTGACATTGTCATTTATGGCGGCGCTGCAGGCGGCGGAAAGAGTTACGGCCTGCTGCTTGAAGCACTCAGGCATGTTAATAACTCCAAGTTCGGTGCCGTGATATTCCGAAGAAATGCGAATCAGATAACCAGTGAGGGCGGGCTTTGGGATACCTCAATGCAGATATACCCTTATGCGGGCGGTAAACCGTCACAGTCGCCGCGGCCAACATGGAAGTTCCCGTCTGGAGCAAAAGTCACGTTCGCTCATATGCAGTACGATACAGACAAACTTAGTTGGCAGGGTTCGCAGATTGCCATGATTGGTTTTGACGAATTGACGCATTTCAGCCGGTCACAGTTTTTCTATATGCTTTCACGTAACCGTACACTGTGCGGCGTAAAGCCCTACATAAGAGCCACTACCAACCCGGATGCCGAGTCTTGGGTGGCAGAGTTTATTCAGTGGTGGTGGAATCCGGATACTGGATATGCGATACCGGAGCGCAGTGGGAAAATACGGTATATGGTCCAAATTGATAACATTGTGCATTGGGCGGGAAGCCGGGAACAGCTTGTCGAAGAAACAGGCTGTGAAGTGGCTGACCCGAAGAGCGTCACGTTTATTGCATCAAGCATTGAGGACAACAAAATGCTGATGGATGCAGACCCCGGTTACATAAGCAACCTGAAAGCTATGGCTATTGTTGACCGCGAACGCTTGCTCATGGGCAACTGGAAGATAAAGCCGGCAGCTGGCCTTTATTTTCAACGTTCTCAGATACCGAGCGACGGCTGGCTTGATGAGGTACCGGATGATGTTTCACTTTGGGTTCGCTGCTGGGACTTGGCAGCGACTGAGGTGGACGAGGATGGAGAGGCCTGCTACACAGCGGGTGTGCTGATTGGCAGGCGCCGCAGTAATGGCAGGTACGTTATTGCCGATGTGTCCCGCGTCCGGCTCAATGCGGGCGGTGTGCGGGACCACATTCTCGCTACTGCGCGTATGGACAAAAAGAAATATAAGCACGTCCGGGTGCGCTTACCGCAGGACCCCGGACAGGCGGGGAAAGACCAGGCAGAGAATTTTGTAAAGTTCCTGTCTGGTTTTTCTGTTGTAACCGAGCGTGAGACAGGGTCGAAGGAATCCAGAGCCGAACCAATGGCTGCACAGTGGCAGCATGGAAACTTTGAGATTGTGGTTGCACCGTGGAATGAAGCTTATCTGAACGAACTGGAAGGTTTCCCGGAAGGCAAGTACAAAGACCAAGTGGATGCTTCGGCGGATGGCTTTGCGGAACTGCAGAAGGGTTATACCGGCGGACCGCCGCCATCAAGTATTGGAAATGCAAAAGAAAGCTATTGGAGAAGGTGATTAGGTGCCACAGGAGATAGGCCGGGTAGGACAAAAGCGCTATGCCGGTGTTTTCTATGAGGAGTTCTTGTCGGAGTTATCCGGCACACGGGGCATAGAAACGTTCAAGGAAATGGCGAACAATGATGATATCATCTTTGCAATGCTTTATGCCATTGAAATGCTGCTCCGGCAGACGGAATTTAACGTCGAACCGTCCAGTGACAAATCCGTTGATAAGGAAGCAGCAGAGTTTGTCGAGGGCTGCATGGAC